TTTGGTGGTGGCATTGGCATACCGCTGTTTAGTGGTGGCATTGGCATACCGCCACCGTTGAGGAGTTTTCCCATAAGTTCTTCCTTGGTTTTTGGAGCACCCGAGTGTTCTGCGCCATTTGGTCCAATAAAGTGGGGGAAACCACGAACGTGTTTTGGAGCCTTGGTGTGGGGTACAAGTTGGACGAGTCCTTGGGAAATTTCGTTGGAAAGCATAGTCTTACACTTTTCGCAGTGGCCACAACCGGGCATGAAGAAAAATGCAATTATCATTGGCATACCTCCCATTTGTGGCATTGGGGAACCACCACGGGGCATTGGCATTGGGGAACCACGGGGCATTGGCTTGGGCATTGGCTTGGGCATTGGGGAACGGGGCATTGGCTTGGGCATTGGGCTGCGAGTTGCTGGCATTGGGCCCGCACCTACAACACCGAGTTCTTTCATTAGTAGAGCAGCTGGTTTGAAACCAGTGACGGATTTACCGTTATCTTCATTGACGAAGTGGGGGAAACCTCTGACACCGGTAGGGGCTTCCTTAGAGTCTTTGATCACAACTTTTCCAGAGGCAATTTCATTAGCGAGTTCGTCTTTAGCTTTTTGGCAGAAGCCGCAACCTTTCATATGGTAGAATACAACAGGCATTTTTTTATTTATATATGATATATTAATTTTTTAAAGTATTTTAATACATCATAAAATTTAATTTCTATTATTTTTACGTAATTCCTTATTATCTTCACGAATTTCTTTGTATCTTTCTTTATAATCGTCAAGAGCTGCTCTAAGTCTATCAATTTCAGAGTCTTTTCTTAGTAATTCTCGTTCATGATTAAATTGGTCATTATTATGAGTGTTATTTGTGGTTTCTAACTCTGTGATATGTTGTTCTAATGTTTTAACTTTATCTGTCAGAGTCTTGTTTTCTGTTTCTATTTTTTCAGAGTATAAGCGCCATTTAGAAGCTTTATCTTTCATTTTCTGATATTTTTCGTAGTAGTCAGTCATAAGGTTATTTAAACTATAAATAATCTTCTTTAAATTGAGGTGTTAATTACTTAGCGCATGTATTAGTCCCCAGGTCTGTTGATTCTGCTACGATATATCCATTTACTTTCATGGCTTGGTGTATATCGTTGTTCATTAGGGTTTTTGTTCCATTTTCTGAGTTAATAACGAGGGCGGTAGCAATGATTTGGTCCAGATTAGTAGTAAGTAGTTTATAAACTTCTGGGTAGCAATCATCACTCATACTTTTGATACCTGCTTTTCTTGCGAGTCTAACAAGGGATGGTTTAGTAATGTGATCCATTTGTCTGTATATACTATTTTCTTTTAAGTTGATATATAACTTGATATAGAGTGTTATGTATATATCAACTTAAAAGGAATACCATTTAGCATTAAACACAATGGAAGCGACTATGTCAGCAACATCTAAGGTAGCTATGAGAAAGAAAAAGACACGTATGTTTGAAACGTATATGTTGAAAATTATAAAAAAGATATCTGAAACGAATGGTATTACAAATAACGCTAAACAACAGTTGAATAGTATTGTCAGTTCTTTGGCTAAATTAATAGCTGATACGGCTATAAATCTAACACAAATTTCCAAGAAGAAGACAATGTCTGAGAAAGAAGTTACTAATGCTGTTAAAATTATTTTACCTAATGATTTTTCAAAAAATATTATGATTATTTCTGAGAATTCTATTCAAAAATATAATAGTGCTGAAAATGTGAAGTCTAGCAGACAAGAAAAGGCTGGTATTATTTTCCCACCATCCCTGACTGAGAAGTATCTTCGTGGTTTTGGAAATTCCAAGTTAATGGTTACTGAATCAGCACCCTTGTATCTTGCAATCGCTTTAGAGTATTTAACTGAGGAAGTCCTGAAGAACGCTGTAGAATATATTAAGGACAAGAAACATATTCGTATCTCAGTGAGGGACCTTGAAATGGGAGTTAGAACTGATACTGAACTACACAAGTTTTTCACAAAAAATAATATCACATTTTTGGGTGGTGGCGTAGTTCCATACATTCACCCAAGTTTGTTTGTAAAGAAACCACGTAAGACAAATAAAGTTAATAAATCAGAAGAAGAGAAGAGTGAAGAGCGAAAGAAACATCGTTTTAGACCAGGGACGGTAGCTTTGCGTGAGATTAAAAGGTATCAAAAGGCGTCTAACTGTCTTACATTGGCTAAATTTCCATTCCAAAAGTTAGTCCGTGATAGTGTAGTAAAACATGTTGGGGAAGACAGTATTAAAATTAGTAAGGATGTGTTTATTATTGTTCAATACTTTATCGAGCAAGTAGTAATAGATATTTTACATCATGCTAATTTTGCGGCGATTCATGCTGGTAGAATTAAGATGATGCCTAATGATATTACCTTTGTAGATTTCCTATTGAATAAAACATCAGATAATCCATATGAAAATAGTGTAAGTGCCAGTAATCCCCTTGAACTAGAACAATTAACCGAAGAAGATGATGAAGAAGATGAAGAAGACCAAATAGAAGACAAAGAATAAATCTAATATAATTTAAAAAAACAGGTTGTCATTACAAAACCTAATGACAACTTCAACTGAAGAAAATAATGATATTGTTAAAACTAATGATATTTCTATAGAAGAAACTGATAAGGATAAGACTAATGATGAACCAGAACCTTCTCATAATATGGAGGGTAGATATGTTGCTCTCCTAGAGACCAACGGTGAAGAAAACGAACAATGGTATTATTTTATTCGTTATGAAGGTAATGAGACAAATCTACAATACCTCCAAGACCAACTAGAAAAGGTCGACTGGTATGTCCTTGATGATTTGAGCACATTTGACTTAGATCTAGAACACTTTGTTTGCGCACAAACTGCCAAAGAAATGACCAAGTTAGAATTAAATACTAATTGGAATAGAAAATTTGACGGAAAACTAGAGAAAATTAACTTGGGTTTCAAGAAAAAGGATAAGAATGACAAGATGATTACCAGAGCTTTTGATATGCTTGGTTATGGTCAGATTGAAGATTTTATTGATGATGAAGACATTGACCCTGAAGATTTAGCTGGTAGTGATGAAGAATCTTCCGAGTCAGAATCAGATGATACAGAAAATGATTCTGAGTCGGAAGATTCTGAGTCGGATTCTGATTCAACACGGTCTCCTCCTAAAAAGACTAAGCAAAAGAAAGAAAGAGAGAAGGGAATTCCTCCAGCACTTTTAACAGATACTAGACCTGGTTGGGCTAAAGCTAAAGGTAAGAAAAATAGGAAAAAAGTTTAACACAACTTATATTTAAAAAATATTGTTATTATATAAACCATGAATAATAACAATAGAATGTTGTATTCCTTGATATTATCCGTAATACTAATATTAGTTGGAGTGAAACTAATTAAAACACCAACAGCAAAATTAGTTAAATATACAGGGTTTGGTATGAGTATTGCTGGTTTAGGTTTACTTCTATTAGAATTTACACAAAATAAAAAATCAATTGTTGATTCTACCCTTGCTACCCTAAAAATGCAAACTACTACTCCACCCAGTCCAATGGCAAGCGGTCCAATGCCAGCTAAGAGCCCAGCTAAGAGCCCAGCTAAGAGCCCAGCTAAGAGCCCAGCTAAGAGCCCAGAAGAAACAGATACTAATAAAAATGATAATACTCCTCCTCAAAATCCCGGAGCGGCATTTTTACTAACATTACTAATAATAGCCGCAGGATTAACTTTTATCCTCTAAATTTTATATTGTTTCTACGTAATTCTGTCTCTATAAAAGATTTAATGTTCTCTAGTTTTACATCATAAGGAACTGTTATCAATAGGATTCCATTTTCCTTACACATACGTTTTTTCAGCTCATCCCTGTATTTTCCATTCTCAAATTGATCCTTATTCCTATGGAAAAAGTTTGAGAATTTATAATGCTGAATACCATTATATTCAACAGCTATCCTGAGCTGTTCATTAAAACAATCAAGTTCTAAGTTATAATTACCACCAGTTACATTATTTCTAAGAAAATCTGGTCTGGAAGATGGAAATTTGTGTCCAGGAAATAAATATTCTAAAACTCTTCTACATTCTATTTCCCCTTTACTATATCTGGGGGCACCTTTACGAGGATTATTATCATTTGTAGATGGTCTAATAAACGAAGAAATGTGTTTTTGGTTAGGTTTTATAAAATATGTTTGTTTGGAATATGACCCTCTTTGACCAACTATCTTATTATATAGTCCAAAAATTAAGAAAAAAGCTACACATAATCCTAATAAAATTTCAAACGCATTATCCTTACAGAACATTATTGTATTACTACCAAGCATTTTATTCTAACTCGTCATTTTCTTTTTTATCTATAATAGGGATATCGGTTCTACATACTGGACAAGCTGTATTATAATGACCCCATTCTACCAAACAATTACTATGAAAATAATGTTTACAATTTGTGATTGATACAATTTCACTGTCAGTAAAATTACTACAGCAAATAGGGCATTCAGTTTCAGTCTTATCAGTGCTACTATATGCTAACTTATTTATATCTAGAACTACTTTCTCATTACGTTCTAGTTGTTGTGAATTGTTATTAAGTGTCTCTGATAATAGTTCTTCTATATCATATGCGTTATTTTCAGTAGTATTTACGAATAGTGTTTCTATAGCGGGTGTTGATAACATCACGGTTGGTCCTATATTATTCGCCATACTAACTATTGTGAATAATGAGCCTAGAGAATCTTGGGGTTCATTTGATAATGGTGGGGGAAGAGGTATCTGGGGTGATTGGGATTGGGAATAATCGATGTCTGTGTTATGAATAGCAAAACTTACTTGTTGTTCCATTTATATCTATATAAAATATCATTTAAGTTTTTAATAAAAGATGATAGTTCAATATCCAGATATTGAATTAGAAATGAGATTTCAAAATTCCCGTGCAATAGCAACTGAACTAAGTGGTCTAACAGAAGATGAACAGAATCTTCTCTATGGTCTAGAAAAACAAATAGAAGAAGGTGATAATTATACTCCCTCACCATGGATATTCAATTTACCAGAAAGATCTAAGTGGGAAGCATGGAACAGACAACAAGGTAAATCTAATATAATGGCAAAGTATGATTACATCTACATTGTATTAAATCTTCAGTTAAAATATGGTTAAATATTATATCAAAAAATATAATATTCAGTAGAAAGGTGTATGATTCCAACCTAACTCTTCAAAAAGTTCCTTACAAATTTCGTCGTGGAAGAACTTCCTATCTATAGTTTTCAAGATAATAAATTCTTCTTTGTTACAATTATGTTTATGGCGTTTAAGAAGCTGATATAACACATATTGTGTATTAATAAAATTTTTCCTATTAATATGTTTAAACTTCTTATCATACAAGTCCGTTAGGGAGTCAAGGTCGTCAAGTAATTGGTCTTCTAAATAGGTGATATCATCTGGTTTTTTCCTTGTAAAATTATAATAAATTAGATTTACGTTTTCATAGTGATTAGAGTATCCCAACTCCTTAAGAAACAACATAATATGGTTTTTAGTAATATCCTTAAAGCGTTCTTCATTTGGAGTATTCTTGTCTCCATACAGTAAATGATGGTTATCAAATTGGTCCTCCAATGACTCGTATACTTTTGGTAAAATAGTACTATTTTGTTTACCCTGATATTGTTTGATACAGTCTCTGAAGTGAATCTTCCTATCATACATATATTTTGTAGAAATGTTGATACGGTCTATATCATTGTATGATGATACATGTTTTAATACCAACTGCTCCCCAAAACAATGCTGACATACATATATATTTTTATCAATTATATCAAAATCTTTCTTATTATTACAGTTATTACACACAATATTATCTTCAACAGACTTTTTCGGTGATAAACTTAAATCAACATACTCAGAAACTAATTCTTTGAAACTATTGATTAATTCATATTTTTTCTTGTTATTTTTAACCCGTTTTCCCATAAAACTAACTTTTATGGGTTTTTTAAGTATTTCTTTGTATTCTTCTATGATTGGTAAGGTATTCATTATATAAAAATTCAAATCTTTTTGTAATTCTAAATCACTTATGTATTTTGATAATTTATCAACGGATATATTAAGACTTTCTAATAATTTAACATTATTATCAGTTTCATCTATTCTTTTGATAGTTTCGTGTAATTCATTCAATTTATCTTTATATAATGGTATTTTTTGGTATTCTTCTTGGAAATTATTACGAATTTTTGCGTCTATACTAAGAATATCTATTTGGTCAGACATTTATATTTTCACATCTATGTTTAAACTCCTTAATTTTTTATTTTCCTCCAATAGACATATCCTCCAAAATAGATGTGATGGCAACATTCAATTGTATCTTTTTATTAATAATATTATACAATAAGACGTCTCCTGATGGTTCAGTTGTAATAGGATCCATATCCTCAGGTATCGTCATTATCATATAGTATACGTCAACCTTACGTTGAGGTGCTGGAAGATGTTCGTGTGATTTATAACGAATAGCTCTACCAATAATCTGTTGCAAACCAGCATCATTCCAGGTAGGTTCCATAACTACTACACTCCTCACACCCTTCAAGTCAAGCCCTTCACCACCCGCTTTAGTTATGATTAATGTCTCAAATTTATTATTATTGAAGTCATTCACAATTCTCTGGCGTTCTCCTACCTTAGTATCACCAGTAAATACTCTATATGAAATATTTTTCTGTTCTAAGACTTTAGTTAGAGGTTTTAGTCCAAAATCAATCCAATTTGTATAAACTATAGATTTTCCCTTTCGTAAAATAGGTAAAGCTTTGTCTATTTTAGCACTGAAGTATCCCTCTCCAGCTTGATTTACTGCTCTTCTATATCCATTATAGTATGCATTTGGATTAGCAAATATTAGTCCAAGAGTTTCCAAACCTTGAACGATACTGGCATATTTTTGATAATAAGCAGGAGTCATTGGTATTTCTATTTTGTGATCCGCTCTTCTTGGGAAATTTTTGGGATCTTTCTTGTTAACTACATCCACCTTATCTCTTAAGTAATACTTTACAATAGCTAACGACTCCTCAAAATCCGTAGCTAGATCCGATAAATATTCATCAACAATACCATTATCATGCTCATCTCTGGTCCCAACTATTTTTTTACCGTAAACTATGTTAATTAACGGAATAAAATCACGCAAATTATTCACAAATGGAGTTGCCGATAAAAGTAAACGTTTATCAGCGTCAAACGACGCTGCTACTATAACATTAGTTTTTAAAGCATCAGGATTCCTTAAATTATGAACTTCGTCTATAATCAATAAGGCATTACTTAGGTCTACTGGATTCCCAGCCTTTTCCCTGTTGTAAAACGTTGTAAATGAATAAAACTCATAATTATCAATATCTACTTCATCACCGTATGCTTTAATCTCTTTCTTAAAATTAGACAAAAGTGATGTAGGACCAATAAAAACTACCCTATTATCAGGATTTTTATCTAAATAACATTGAGAAGTCGCTACAGCAGTTAATGTCTTACCAGTTCCGGTTCCGTGAACAACTAATAATCCATCGTTTGTATCCATGAATTGAACTACCTTAATCTGAGTATCTCTTAAAGGAAGAACAGAACGTTTTATACAGTCTTTTAGAGGTTTTTTAACATACTTATACCTCTTTACAGGTTTAGTGTCATCAATTTTTTTGTTACTACGAGATTTTTGTCTGCTTTTAACTCTACTTTTGATTTTAGGTAATTCTTTACTTAATTTTTTATCAAAACTTTTTAATAAATTATTCATAGACTTCTTAGAGGACTTCTTCTTAGAGGACTTCTTCTTAGAGGACTTCTTCTTAGAGGACTTCTTGGATGACTTCCTCTTGGATGACTTCCTCTTGGATGACTTTCTTTTCTTCTTAGAGGACTTCTTAGAGGACTTCTTAGAGGACTTCTTGGAGGATTTCTTCTTGGATGATTTCCTCTTCTTCTTTGATGATTTCTTCTTGGATGATTTCCTGTTCTTCTTGGATGATTTCTTCTTGGATGATTTCCTCTTCTTCTTGGATGACTTCCTTTTCTTCTTAGAGGACTTCTTGGATGATTTCCTCTTGGATGATTTCCTCTTGGATGATTTCCTCATCTTCTTAGAGGACTTCCTCATCTTCTTGGAGGACTTCCTCATCTTCTTAGAAGATTTCCTTGTATTAACAACTTTCCTACGGGATTTAGATGATTTTCTTCGAGATTTACTTAAAGCCATTTTATATTATTAAAATATAAAATTACTAAGATTCAGTTTTATCTGAACTTTCCACAGAATTATTTGTCATGTTTAATTGTGGAGGAACTTGATTATTTTGCATAGCCCCCAACATGGGACCCATCATATTTAACATTCCTGATAAGTCGGGAGGAGCATTATCTCCATTTTGCCCAGTGTTGTTAGCCCCAGCTTGTATAGTTCCCATCATAGTATTAATCATATTAACTGCTTCATCTCCCTCCCCATTTTCACCCCCACCATGTTCATCATTCAACGTAGTCACCATTTTTTGAACCGAACCCATCAACTTCCCCAAATCAAGGGTTCCATCTTCCAAACCACTACCCATTCCACCTACTAATTCGGTAAAAATACCAGATTGCATGATGGAACTAACAGCTTCCATTGGATTAGCATTGGGATTTACATTATCTTCTACTTTTTGGATGATATTACTCAAAAAATCATCCTCAGAATTATTCTTTCCCGCTCCAGTTCGTGATTTAAGAACCTGACGTGCCTTACCAGTTGGATCAACAAGAGCATAGATTGTGAGAAGATGTTTCCAGATAATTTGTGTCGTTTCACGGTCAGACTTGGAAAAAATAAAAGGTATATCAATATAAACTCTGTTAGAATATACAATTTTCTTGTTGTTTTCATCAATTTTGCTTACATCTTTTTCTACTAGGGCATCTTTGTTAGTTAGACAAAATTCTCTGAAGGCATCGATGTGCTTAAGAATAGGTTTCTCGTTGATTAGGGCAGTTTTATTAATAAGATGTGCGTAAAGTTTAAGGGACCTATGTTCATTACCGAAAACATCACTCAAGCAAGTAGTAAAGTTAGATATAGCCTTAAAGATTAATAAATTACTATCAGACAATGGCATTTAGTAATATTTACATATCATTTTAAATGCCATTTTAAACTTGAAATTTGTTCTTAAAGATTTGATAATAGTAGTACAAATACAATGAGTGTCCAATGCGAATTTTGTCTTGAATCATTCAAGAATAAAACATTATTAAAACAACATCAAGCACGTGCAGTATACTGTAAAAAATATAGAAGAACTATATTTTCATGTGATTGCTGTGGTTTCACAACAAAAGGTATTAAAATGATAGAACGACACGACCAGGAATGTCCCGGTATAAGAACCGAAACTAATACTGTAGAAACCCAACCAGATACAGTAAAACCTGATACTAATACTGTAGAAACCCAACCAGATACAGTAAAACCTGATACTAATACTGTAGAAACCCAAACAGATACAGTAAAACCTGATACTACTGAAATAGATATACTAAAACGAAACCTGGAACTGGAAAAACTAAAAAATAAAATATACCATGAGCTTATCATTAAAAATACAAATATTAAACTGGAAGATGTCGTGATAGAGACTGATAATAATATTAACTTAAATCTTCCCAAAAATATATCGGTAGTAATACAAGAGTATTCACAAAGTAGAAACATAACAACAGAGGTTAAGGAAGACGTTAAGGATGACGTTAAGGATGACGTTAAGGATGAATGTATTAAGGAAGAGGTTAAGGATGAAGGTATTAAGGAAGACAATAAGAAAGAGAATAAGAAAGATGAATCAAAAACACAGCGAAGATATAGAACTATAAAAGGTATATTTGAGACCACAGAATCAAATGATTCATGTTATGAGGAACTTATTGCTAGGGTTGATGAGAGGAACAAAGAGGATTTGGATACTTTCATGTCTTTGGATGAATCACAAGGTATATTTGACGATTTATTTGATAAATTAGCCACAGAAAAAAATTATAATAAAGTATTATCTTCCTTGGCAAAAACAAGGAGTAATATGATTGGTAGCATACATATTACAAAATTCTGTGAGTTATTGAATGAACATATTAAGAGAACAACAGAAGTCCTTTGTGAGAGAAAAGTTCCCGAGAGAAGAATTAATATGTTAATTTCTAAATCTATAACACCGTTGGAGAGTCGTTTGCTTATGGATGATGACTGTAGTAATGCTCATATTCAAGCTGATGAAATAGAGAAGTTTGCTCAATGTTTAAAACTTCATATTAATCATCCAAAGCAATTTGAACCTTATACAGATGAGAAGTTTATCAACAATTTCTATAACTATGGTATTGCCCTATTAACCCTTAATAATTTACTTGATATTTATCTGTTTAATCCTTATAAATTTCATAACGTAATTTATGTTAATTTACCAAAGTCAAAGGAGGACGACCCTTTTAGTTTTTATACATTGTCTCAAATTAAGGATAATAAACGATACTGGGCTATGGATTGTCGTCTTGAATGTTTTGCCAGTAATATGATTGGTGATTTACGTCAAAAGTTTATTAATCAGTTTAGGATTATATATAATAATGTCTTTGGAGATAACGTATATCGTAAAAACTTTACTGAAAAGTGTCAATTAGCTGAATGTGATTGTTGTCAGCTGGCAAATAATATATTACAGATGGCAAAACCCAGACAGTTTTGTATTATGCTACAAAAGAAGGTGATACAAAAAGCAACATATACACCCACGGATGACGATAAGTTTAACTTACGAGGTGATGATACTATCCAACGACAAGAATTTCACAAGACTGAACGTATAGTTGAGGAGGAAGAGGAATTATATGATGTGATTAGGTCTATGTTTGATAGTATTAGTAAAGAAGATTCCGAGATATTCTATCAAGATAGAATAACTTAAAAACATTTTATCATATAATAAATGTCTAATAAACGTAATAATGATGATGATGATACTACTACCCCCAAAAAGCAAAAAATACTTGTTGAAGACGGGGAAGAAATACTAGAAGACAAACCAAAAGAAGATAAGAAAGAAGATGAGGAGCAAGAGGAAGAAGAAGAGGAGGAAGAAGAGGAGGAAGAAGAGGAGGAAGAAGAGGAGGAAGAAGAAGAGGAGGAAGAAGAGGATGAGGATAAGTTTAACATAGAGGAAGAGTTGGCAGCATTGAAAGAGAAGGACCCTGAAGTTTTTGAGAAATTACAAGAAGTTAAGAATGAATTAGAGCGCACGGAACCAAATATTAAGGAGCTATTAACAATACCCATGCGTAATGAGGATAGGGCTAAGCTGTGTCAGTATTATGAGATATATAAGACTCATATTCCAAACACTGAGGAGTGGTTGGAATCTCGTAGAAGATATAATTACATGTTGAAAAACTATAAAGTTGGATACAGGGAACATTCTAAATTTACTGAAGAGGAACATCAGAAGATGCGAGAAGAGGAGCTTAAGTTGAGTAGTTACGACAGTGAGTTGTCTATTAAATATAAGATTTTAACCTTGAATACTTCTATGAAGAACAAGGCTATAATCTACCGTCGCTATGAAGAGTTGCTTGGGCTAGGAGGACATATTGGAGATGAGTACAGTAAGATAAAAAATTGGTTGAGTTGGGCTACAAAGATACCGCATGATAACATTAAGCAGTTGAAGGTTAATGATGTGAGTAAGTTTATTAAAGATGCTTCAGAACATTTGGATAAGGAGTTGTTTGGTATGGAAGAAGTAAAGGAGCAGATATTGTTGTTTATTAGTGCTAAGTTGATGAATCCTAACATGAAGAGAAGTAATTTGGGTCTTGTAGGACCCCCAGGAGTTGGAAAAACGGCTATTGCTAGGTTGATTGCTGAGTTGATGGATTGGGGTTTTGAACAAATATCGTTTGGTGGTATTGACAAGGCAGATTTTTTGAAAGGACATGAGTACACTTATGTTGGAGCGCAACCTGGAGCTGTTGTTAAGTGTTTGAAGCAAATGGGTCATAAGAATGGTATAATTTTTCTGGATGAGTTGGACAAAGCAGCCGAACATCCAGATATCAGAGCAGCACTTTTACATTTGGTAGACCAATCTCAAAACCAAGACTTCAAGGATAATTTTCTTGGAGAAGTAAGTATAGATTTGTCTAAGATTTGGTATATTGGTTCAATGAATAAGATACCAGACGATGATGCTTTGGCAGACCGTTGGTGGATTATAAAGATTGATGGATACACAAAGTCAGAGAAGAGTGAGATTATTGAAAAATATTTGATACCCAAGGCCCTAAAGAATGCAGATATGACTGAAAATTCTATAGTATTTGACAGTGATGTAATAAAGCATTTGATTGATAAGGTTTGTAAGTCTGGTGAGAAGGGTGTTAGAACTGTTGAGAAGTTTATTGCAGATATAATTAATAAGATAAATTTTGTGGTTGTTCATCAAGATGAGAATGGTGTATTACCGTTTAAGACTACTTTCAAGGTAGGTAAGAAGTTGGTATATCCTATACATTTGGATAAGTCTACCTTGGATAAACTTACGGCTAACAAGGAGTTAGATACAGTATTAAATATGATGTATTTATAATTTTTTTTATATATTTATATGAATAAATGGAAGAAATTGCTATAGATCCATGTTCTAGTTATATTATAGATCCATGTACTGCCTGTAAAGTGAAGTTTGGTAATGAAAATGTGAACATTAATGAATTAAATGATTGTGTAACTGAAACTGCTGCCGCTTTTACTCAATTTCCGACTAACTTAGCTGTTGAAAAAGGAGATGCTATGATAAATTGGTCTGAGTGTATGAAGGAAGCAATGGGTAAAGTTGGTAGAACTCCGTGTGATTTCCAACTAAATCCAGCTCCCGTATTTGCTCAATACCCACATTATTTCCCAAAGATGCTTTTTGATTTGGGGGACCGTGATAAAGCTTTTGAAGGATGTGTTAAGGAATGTAAACGTAATAATGGCAGTGTTGAATGTATGATGAACTGTCAAACAGACTATAATGCTGTAACTTTAATTGAAAGAAAATCTAAAGAAAAATCTAAAGAAAAATTCTTACCAGCGTTAATCTCTAAACATTTAAGTGATAATCGTAAAGTTTCAAAAAGAGAGCCATTTAAACCAAAGAAGATAACATTTGATGATAATGTAAAGGAAACATACAATGGTCCTAATGGTAGTCCAGGTGCTAAACCGAGTCCAGGTCCAATGCCTGTAGAACGTGTTAAACTTACGACATTTTCTGATTACTACAAGAGTAATCCTTTTCTATTTTCTGTAAGTTTCTTGATTGTTTCTGTCATACTTGCTGTTATTTTATGGGGATTTTTTGAAGCTATGACTTCATATGATTCTCAAAGACCTATGATGAACTAGTAAGTTTTTATTGATTATTCTTCAATAAAAACTTAGAATTTTGTCTAAAACTTACGAGCTAGTAGGAAACCTGCTCCACAAGCTATAACAAGCATACCTAAAACAACACCTAAATTACTATTATCAGTTTTCGTAGATGATGATGGAGAAGGTGGCATAGTAGAACGTAATCTTTGCTCGTATGCTATCATTTCAGCTGCTGCTATAAGCGCAATAGCTATACCGAAACTTTTTGTTCCCCATGGACCTTCAGTTTGAAGTGGTTGCTTGTAAAATATTAGGAAAACACCCATTACTATTAGTATTGCGAGTGCTGATAGTCTTAACACAACAGCAGTTTTGTTAGTGGAACTTCCGTTAAAATGTTCTCTACTCATTATTTATTATAACAAACAAATTAATTTTCTTGATGAAAACGAATACTTCTTGGCCTATTAGGTACCGCAACTATTGGTGTAGGTTTTTTCCTGGGAAATCTAACAGAACTTGGAGGATTACGTTCTCCGATGGTTGTATCTTGGTTGAAACACATGCTTATACATAAACCCATTTATAAGATATTAACATAAATTTATCTTAAGTCTGATAAAACTTAATCTTTAATAATAATAATAGTATTATAATAAATGAATGATTATAGTTTTGGAAATTATAGTTCATGTTTGCCATTATATGAGGCCAGAACCTCCATACCAGGAGGGGAGGCGGATGTCTGTCAGAATTTAAGTGGGGAACATCAATGTGTTAATACATATATTCCACAAGAAACTTACGGACAAGGATCTTTTAACGGTATGCTATGTGAATGGGATGGGACATTAACAGGAGGTAAATGTAATACAAGTTTTCATATAACAGAGCCTTCTCGGACAAAATATTGTTCACTTCAACCATGTAATAAACTTGAATTAGGTAAAAGCGTTGTTTCTAACGGTACTGGTGGTGCCAGTGGGTTTAGTGTTTGTGGTGCTTTACGAAATGAACAATCATGTAATATGTTTTACGAGGATGGTGATTTGGGTGAACCACATAATAACTGTCATTGGAATACAAATAATAATAGATGTGAAAATGGTATTACTAAATATCCTAATACACAGTCCAGTAGTTGTACAGGAAATAAAATAGATAAAAATGAATACATATATTGTGGAGCTTGTCCTGATTTGATTGACAAAGGCATAAAGTTTAAGAACTGTCCTCCTGGTTGGAAACTAATAGGTACTACCAATTGTGAAGGTGAGAGTATCCTTGGCGACAAGAGAAGTACTACAATAGGTTTATGTTCCAACAGTAAAAATTCTGCGATTCCTGCGGATTACCAAAGTGTTTGTAGTAAAGCAGATGCTTGAACCTACTATTTTATATTACTATCATAATATAAAATTTTTAGCCACGCTCTCTCCAAGTCGCCTTGCATGCTACACATTGGGCGTAAACACTCGTACCTTCGTCTGACGCCCTATCTTGCTTAGCGTAAGAATATACACGCCTGCTTCCACATTGCTTGCATTGGAAGACACCCTCTTCAACCTCAAATGGATTTTGAATAAACTCATTCTGTTCGGCAATTTTATATGCCATCTCCGAATAACTGTGATGTTCCCATCCAATTTTACCTTTTTTAATATTTTCTAGGATATCTTTGAGTTTTTCCTTGTCTTGTATATCACACACAATTTGATACAAATTTGTTTTATATTGTGCTTCAATATCATCTTCATCATCTATTTGGGATACAGTTTTGTTGTACAAAGCTTTTTCTAGAGTATTAATATTCTTTTCTTGTTTGAGAACAAGTTTAAGAGTTTCTATTCCTTTTTCACGATAAGTCATCTGTCTGATATTATCTATCAAATTATTGTATAAATTCAAAATTAAATCTGTCGTCTTAAGAGGATATAAGGAAAAGAAAATATATCATAAATGACAGAAAATAACCAAATAGAACTGATTATTGACATGAGAGAGCGTGAGCTTGAGCTTGAGTTAGATAAATCAAAGAGTATTAGATTCAAGGTTGAACAACTTGATTTAGGTGATATTGTCTTTAGGAAAGGAACAGACGTAATATTAATAATTGAAAGAAAGACTGTAAATGATTTGAAAGCTAGTATATGCGATGGTAGGGGCAGAGAACAAAAGGCAAGGTTGCTAAACAGTGGTATTCACAGAGATAGAGTAATGTATTTGATTGAGGGTAATCTTGATAAAAGTTTGGATTCTAAGGTGAGTGGATTGCCTGTAAGTACCTTAGTTGGTAGTTTGATAAATACTCAATTGCGAGACAATATTAAGGTCTACAAGACTGCTTCTATCAGGGAAACAGGAGAATTTATTATAAAGTTGTTGGATAAGTTGAATAAGGATGGTGATGATTACTTTAGGGAGGGAGAGCAAAAGATTTCTGCCAGCGAGTATTCCGCAACCCTCAAGAAAAAGAAGAAGGCAAACATGACTGTTGAAGTGTGGTTTATTAGTCAGCTTGCGTTGATTCCTCAAGTGACTGAGAAAATATCGGAGGTTATAGTTGAAAAGTATAAAAACGTGATGGTGTTGTTGGAAGAATATAACAAAACTCCAGAACATCTTAAGGTAAAATTGTTGGCTGATTTGAAGTATTCTATAAGTAATGGGAAAGAGAGAAGAATTGGAGATAAGATTTCTGAGCGTATTTATAAGTTTTTCCATGGAATTATTGAAGACGAACAAAATAATGAATAAGTTTTATCTAATCTAATACTAAATGAGTAGTGAAAAAGAATGGTTTGATAATCTTACAATAAGTTATATTATTGGTTTTACTATGATTTGTGTTGTTATATGGATGATTGTGAAACAGATGAAAGAATACTATTTAACAGATGACCCTATGCTACAAAAACTAAAACAATCATTTGAAAAGTTCTTTGGTCAACAGACATATTGGACTGGGGAATTACAATCATTAAATAACACTAATCCTATGAAAAACATTAGTTTATACAAAGGTAAACAAAGTTATACTATTAATAAAGAACAAGTACATATGTGTTTGAAAGATGAGAAGGGGTCTTATTATCCGTTTAATATGTTAGTATATGTATTAGCTCATGAGATGGCACATGTGGTATGCCCTAATATTGGACATACACCCGAGTTTCATGCAATATTTGACCAAATATTGGAGGAAATGGCTCAGTTCCCTATTGATGAAAAAGGAACTAAATTATATGACCCCAATGCTGAAATTATTATGGATTATTGTGAATATGCTGCCGGAGAAGAATAATTTATATATAAAGACTTATATTTTCTTATTAAAATGACGACTAACGTAGAACATCCAGAATGGCAAAAAGAGAACTCTCTAACAACTCCTGAGGAGAGGGATCTAGAAAATCGTTGGAGACCAGAACAAGGAGCCCCAGCGTTAAGTGAAAATGAAGTTAATGTAGCAATGTCGGAACTTAATAATACCGCATATACCGAAAAGTTTCCACGTGTTGATAGGACGTATGCTGATCCACCTCCACCAATGCAAACTATTGGTCTAATTTCTTTTACTCCAGCTAAGGGAGCTACTCCTAATGAAAACGGAGTTTTTGGATTTGCTAAGCTTAGAGGTAATTACAACACTCCCCAAGAGGCAGACCAACGTGCTGAATTTTTGATTCGTAATGTTGATTCGTACCATCAAATTTATCACACATATGTTGGAAGACCTTTTCCTATCACTGCGAGCTCAAAGTATTCTGCTGAGACTTCGGAGATTGATATTCGCAAGGAAGCTACCCAAGCTATTTCCAGTAATATCAAGGATAAGAAGCTAGAAGAGCAGAAGAACGTAGATGATATCAAGAAACGTGAGGAAGCCCTCCTAGAAGAAACCAAAAATATTGAGGAAAATGGCGCCGACCCATTTGATGAATACATTACCCTCCGTGTTAAGAAAGCTCAGCTTCTATGGACTTACAACGAACATATCAAGAAGTTAGAGGAGGTTCGTCTTCTTGTTCTCAAGACACGTAATACCATTACTGAAATGGACGAGAAGTATGATGATTACAAGGATAAGTATTTTGATAAGTATATGAAGGCCCGTACAGATGCTGGTATTAAGGACACGAAGGAAGACTTACAAAACAATTTCATGTCTTTCCTTGTTGAGGAATCGGAAACTCCCGGTCTTGACACTGAGTATCATCTATCTGCTTTGTATAAGGAGGAGGATGGTAAGGAGGAGGAAGATATGCCTAAGGTAGACTAGACATTATCAGATATTTTATATACATTGTATATAAAATTAACCTTTGAGTTTCATAGCACATTCTTCGCATCTGGTAAAATACCAGATAGCAACTATAATAGAAAGAACAGTTATAATTATACTTAACCAAAATATTACTTTACCTAATACTGATTGTTTACCACTTGCACCCTTACTAGTTCCAACACCTGCCATTGCTAATGGAACAGCGACACATGCTGGACAAAAATCTTCTCTAATTTCTTCTTTATTTTTCATTTATTTGTATAAATATAATAAATAAATGAACGACCCTACGAAAGTAAAAATAGTACCAATATCTTCCTTTATTGCTGTTTCAATTATCACCATTTTTTCCCTATATGTAACTAATGTTATCAAAACAGTACCATGTGGAGACACAGTATTATCATCTTTTTACAGTAATTTTTTACACATAGAACCTGCTCATCTAATTGGAAACTTAACAGCTTTATATGCTCTATCCAGAGTAGAACGAGCCATAGGTTCAAAACAATTCATAGCTTTAATTGTATTTTTACTTATATTTAATTCCATAGTAGAAGCTATAATTCATAAAAGATATCCAAATATTCCATGTAGTGTTGGGTTTTCTGGAGTATTGTTTGGTATTATGAGTTGGGAAATGATAACTAATAATAAGTTTGATGCCGTTACATTCCTATCAATTGTAATGATGGTTATAGCTCCATCAGCTCAGGACTCCAAGGCTTCCCTATCAGGACATGCTGTTGGGGCTGTAGCTGGTATCATAGGTGGTCTTATGTGGACACAGTTCTCTAAATTAGTGTAAATCATATGATAATTATTTTGTAATAATTATCATAGTAAAATATATTACTTCTTACTTTTAGCTTTCTTCGAAACTCTACCTTCCATATCCTTGAGCCAACTCATATACTTCTTCTCGAACTCCGCAAGTTCATTCAACCAAAGCTTTGTTTCGCTTGTAGATTTAAGAGTATCTAACTTTGTCTGAGCATTCTCAATATCATTCTTAAGTTGTTTTATTTTATCTGCTGTAAATGTCCGCACCTGTAGTCGCAGTAGATAATCATAACCTCCAGTCTTAGGTTCTTCATCATATCCACTCTTCTTAAGTTCATCCAAGACTTGTTCCTCTGGAACATTCATGATAATTAGTTTCTTGTCAATAACTTCTTGAATAAACCGTTCTTTATTACCCAAATGTCTAATCTCATTTTCAAGGGTTTTAATCTGATATTTCTTACGTTTTATATAGAAGTCATAGCGAACTTTACAAAAGTTATCAACTATTTCATCTACATTGTCATACTTCTTCAATTGGTTCTTTTCGTTAAACAAAACCATGTTAGAAGTATAGATAAAACTTGTAAGTTTCAGATTGTCAATATTACACAAGATTCCATCTCCAAGTTCTGATAACACAAAATTTACATCCTTGGTAGTAGAGTAATTCTTCATGTCTTTGATTTTCTTATCTTCCAACAAATCCTCACAAAACTCCTTGAACTTGTTAGTCCACATACTGATTGGAAGCTCTGTAACAGACTTGGTATTTTTAGGTCCTTTACTAACGACTCCCTCTGTTATAAAACGATTAACACTATCCTGTTTAATAGTTCCTTTGAATCCACGATACCATGGAACTAAATTCGGTAGAAGAGACGTCTTATCCCCATTATCAGGGTCTTCAATAATAACCTCACCATCATTCTCCAACCATATACGAATACACTTAATCAAATCAATAGGGTTATAACACGGAATATTACAAGACCATCCTGTTCCAATACCAGCAGTGCATCCGTTAACCAGAATCATAGGAATAATAGGAACATAATGTTCCGGTTGAACCAAATCACCATCATCATTTACTTGTGTAAGTAACGGTGTATCCTCATCCCTAAAGATACAATCAGTCAATCCTTCAAGCTTTGTAAAGATATACCTAGCACTAGCGGCATCCTTACCACCTTCCAACCTCGTTCCAAATCCTCCATCAGGATACAACAAAGGAATATTATTAGTTCCAGGAAATCCTGTCGCCATATGAATAATAGTATCTTGTAAATTCTGCTCACCATGATGGTAGTTAGAATGTTCTGCTGTATAACCACTAAGCTGAGCTACCTTTAGAGAAGAACCTGAATACTTGAGATTACGCTTAAAAACCGAATACAGAATTTTTCTCTGAGACTCCTTCATACCATCAATACCGTTTGGCAAACTCCTAGCACAGTCCGCATGCGAAAACTTAATCATCTCACCATTCAAAAAGTTAGATATCTCCATCTTACAGACTTTATCTTGGTCGTCAAGACAAAACGAATAATTAGTAGGGTCATACGACTCCAACCATTCCTTCCTTGCATCAGCATACTTTCTGTGGAATACCTTATTCATATTATTTGAAGAATTATCATCATTAACATACTCAACCATCTTCAAACCAAAAGTATCAGGAACATCTTCCTCCCTAGTAGTTCCCAAACCCTTGTAATACTTAGCATTGACTTTTGTTGTCTGCTGATGTAGATATTCATTGAAACGTCTTTCATCATAAAACAAAATATCTGACTTCCTCGGAATAAATACACGAGCAATAGGAGTCTTCATTCCTACAATGTATGGTGTAGGACGGTTTAGGAGACTTGGAAACAGCGAGTGGATTAAATTCATGATAAGTCCTTCAATGTGAATACCATCTACATCAGCATCAGCCACAATAATCACTCTTCCGTATGAAAGAGTCTTGAAGTTTTCCTCCTTAGTATAATCAACACCACTTTTAAGTCCTGTAGTTTGAATGAACGAAACAATAACCTTGTTAGCTGCGATAGATGTTGCTGTTGCATTACGAACATTAAGGACTTTACCAGTTACAGGCAACACACCAAACCAATCACGTCCTTGCTTACCATATACACCTGTATCAATACCAGCAACTACATAAGTTTTTGCTGACAATCCCTCACAGACAAACAACGAACACAAACTAGAAAACTTACCACCAGCATTGTTAGCCGGGTCAAGTCCATCAACCTTTACTAACTTCTTCTTCCCCCTTTCAACCTTCTTCAATGCCATCATCTCCTTTGAACGAATAATATCCTCAATATTATCCATTACAGACCACTTACAGATTGTATTGATATGGGTTGATTTAACGTCAGCTTCAACAGTCGGAGACTCCAACTTATTCTTATCCTGACCATCAAACTCAGGACGAACTATGGTAGCAACCACAAAAATACGGAAAAACTGCTTAACATCATTGATATTAATCTTTGGTGTTTTGGTCTTAGCCTTTTTGTCTTTGCCATTGAACTTATCTACAATAGGACGAAACAAGTCTTCAACCCAAGCATCTACATGCTGACCACCAAGTCTGGTATATACACCATTAACGAACGAAATAGCCTGAAACTCTTTCGCAGGAGTAATCAATACATCCGCGCTCTTTGTCTTAATAAGTAGCTTATCATCTGTAG